TGTAAAGCTTTCTCTTAACATCTTTTTTAGTCCAGACAGAGGATGGAGAATCTTTCCAATCCTCCTCCCACATACTGCCAGTCCCATACTCTTGGGCTGCTTGAATGAACGAGTCATATGCTTCTGTTACACTCCTTGCTCTTTCCAAGATTCTTTCATCAGTAATAATCTTATCAAAGACCTCTGATGGGTCAGAGTAGACATTCTTGATAATATATGTATAGGAACGACTATGGATCATCTCCATAAATCCCCACACCTCCATACATGCTTCTAGTTCAGGTAGAGAGCAGTAAGGTATAAAAGCCATCCCAGGACCACGCCCTTGAATGGAGTCAAGCATAATCTGGTATTTGAGGTTAGAGGTATAGATATGCTTTTGTTCTGGACGAAGCGACTGATAATCTCCACGATCTTTCTGTAATGATACCTCCTCTGGTCTCCAAAAATATCCCAACTGTTGTGTTGTAAGCTTCTCAAAGACAGGATACTTATAAGAATCATATCTTTGTACCCCCAAAGGGGCACCAAAAAACATAGGTTGTTTCTTGGTGTCATGAGGGTTGCTGTTGAATACAGTCATACCCTTCACCTTCTTATCATCTAATGTATTATTCATTGAAACTTTAAACTGCACAGGATTCACACTCTCCCTCCTCGGCTTGTTCTAATTCTTCTAGTAGGCTCATCAATTTTGAAGACTTGTCTTCCACAATCTCATCTGACTTCATGTCATTAGTGTTTTGATAATATGATGTCTTCCAACCATACTTATATGTAGTCAAGAAATCATTTGCCATTACAGAAACTGGCACCTCATTGTTAGGATAGTTCTCTGGATTGTAACTCCAGTTACCAGAAATTGCCTGGTCAAAGAACTTTTGCATCACAGACACTACTTTAATGTAACCACCATTGTCAGGCATATCCCACAACAGTGTGTAATTATTCTTCAAAGTAGTGTAGGAAGGAACAATCTGCTTAAGAGGTCCTTTTTTGGATTTCTTAATGGACAGATAGTCTCTTGGGGGTTCAATTCCATTTGTTGCGTTTGACACAACGGAACTGCTCTCTGAAGGCATTTGTGCGGACAGTGTTGAGTGCCTGAGACCGTAGGTGTTGATAGATGCTCTAAGAGACTCCCAATCATGTTCTAACTCCTCTGACGTGATTTCATCTACTTCCTTCTTATATGTATCAATTGGAAGAATACCATCAGCATACTTTGTTCTACCAAAGTATTCACAGTGACCTTTCTCCTGTGCAAGTTTATTAGAAGACTTCAACAGGTAATACTGGAAGGACTCAGACAGTCCATGAACAGCATCCCATGCCTCCTGAGAACCATAGGAGTACCCAAGTTTGGCAAGGTAGTGTGCCAGTCCAATAAATCCAATTCCAAGGGACCTACGTGCCTTTGTGGCAACCTCAGCAGCAGTGACAGGATACTCTTGATAGTCAATCAGTTCTTCTAGTCCTCTGACTGCCAGGTCACAAAGATCTTCCAGTTCAGCATCAGACTTGACCTTACCAACATTGATGGCAGAGAGAATACAGAGAGCAATCTCACCTGTATGGTCATCAATATGTTGTAAAGGATAGGTAGGAAGTGTAATCTCCTGACACAGGTTACTCATTTCAACCTTGTCCTTGAAGGAAGAGTGTGAGTTACAGTGGTCAATGTTCATGATATAGACACGACCAGTCTCTGCTCTCTCTTTCAGTAGGTTGAGGATGAGTTCTTGTGCTCCAATGGTGGACTTGGGGATTGATTCATCTGACTCATACTTACAGTATAAATCATCAAAAGCAGGGGTCCCAAAACTCTCATACAAACCAGGAACGCTATGTGGGGAAAATAAGGTGATTTCCTTATTCTGGATAAAGCGTTCATAAAAAAGTTTGGAGAGTTGGATGGAGTAGTCAAGTTTTCTTACCCTGTTGTCTTCTGTTCCTTTGTTGTTTTTGAGGACCAGGATGTCTTGGATTTCTTGGTGCCAGATTGGAAAGTGAACCGTAGCTGATCCACCTCTGATGCCATTTTGAGTACAACATCTGACAGTTGATTCAAATTTCTTGAGAAACGGAACAACGCCAGTGTGCTGAACTTCTCCGCCTCTGATCTTACTGTTGATGCCACGGATTCTGCCTGCGTTGATACCGATTCCCGCCCTTTGTGCAACGTACCTGCCAATTGCCATATCAGAGCTAAAGATACTATCGAGGGTGTCATCAACATCAACAAGAACACAGCTAGCAAATTGTCGAAGTGGAGTTCGCACTCCCGCCATGATAGGTGTGGGAATGTTGAGTCTGTGTCTGCTGATTGCGTCGTAGTATCTTTTGACATATGACATCCTTGTTTCTTTTGGATAGTCTCTGAAAATAGTCAGAGCAATCATCATGTACATAAACTGGGGTGTCTCATAGACATTCCCAGTGCTTCTATCCTGGACTAGGTATTTATCCACAACCTGACGCAATCCAGCATAGGTAAACAGGAAGTCACGCTCATGGTCAAGGAATGTGTCTGCCCTCTCAATCTCTTCCTTTGAATACTTGATAAAGATATCCTTATCATATAGATCCTGATATGCCTTCTCAGTGATGTGATCAATGAGTTTAGGCAGAGTTCTCATCCTCCCATACATCTGCTTCCTGATAGCAAACAGGAGAAGTCTAGCAGCAACAAACTGATAGTTTGGATGGTCCAAATCAATCAAATCAGAAGCACTCTTGATAAGGATTTCTTGAATCTCTGCTGTGGTAATGCCATCATAAAACTGGATACCAGAAGTCATCTCTACTTGACTAGCAGAGACCCCTGCAAGACCCTTGGTTGCCTCTTCAACCATAAGATGCATCTTTTCAAGGTCAAGAGGTTCAATTCTTCCATCCCTCTTTTTAACTTTAGTGCCGTTGCTCATATCTTTTTCCAGGTGTTAAATTTAAGTTTTGCTTGTAAACCACTATATGTGTTTGATTCTACTACTTTCTGAACATTGTGTCCAGCAAGAACCATATCATTGATGTCCTTTTCTCCTATGTTACTAGGCCAGATGACAACCTTTTCACCTCTTTCAATGACATTGCTGATTCGTTTGGTAATTTCTTTGCTCCTTGGTTCATTATCAAAGACCCAGCAGCAATCGCTAACCCCCCAGTCACTACTAGAAAGATCAGCTCCACACATAGCAACCGCATTGCGAAGGAACGTGCTGTCAAAAGGTCCTTCTGTAATGTAAACTGTTCTTCCCTTGTCGACACTATCAAGTCCATAGATTTTTGGAGCATCTTCATCCAACATAATGGTTAAGTATTTAATAGGGTTTGAAGAGAGTGCTCTTCCTTGAACCCCAATAAGTTGGTCATCCCTGACAAGAGGAATTACAATTCTTGGTTCACCAAATTTGGTGTCCTGAAATGATCCAGGTTTAATTGTATTGGCAAATTCCTGAAAGTTTGCAGTGTAATAAAACTTCCCATCAAAGATTGCCCTTGTGTGTAGATATGATTTTGATTGAACAACATCATATGCTGATGGCAAATCAATTATCTTCTTTTTGAACACAGGTTTCTTTGATAGTTTTTTAAAGATGTCCTCAGGTTCCTCTGCCTGAAAATTCTTTCCAGCATGTCCAGATTTAAACTTCTCAAATATATATTGCTTGTGTGACACAGGGTCAATCTGCTTCAAAAAGTTATTGAAAGACATATTGACGCCACAATTATGGCACTTATAGTTGGTGTTATTCTTTATCCTGTAAAGATAACCACGTGCCTTGTTCTTGTTCTTCTGTGAGTCACCACATATAGGACACCTTAGATTGTAAAGATGTGGTTTTACTTTTTTAAACTTCTGGAATCTGGATGATATAAGATTAATGTATTTGATATCAATAAAATCCATTAACCTTCAATAGCACCTCTCTGGATTGTAACTGGTTCTGGCAGTGGTGTCAAGATTTTGGATGCCAATCCATTATTATTCATAAGGAAGGTCAGGGCAGCAAGACCACCCACTGCCATCCACACTCTCTTCTCTAATCCACGTAGTCTTTGCAGCACACTGTCATGATCGCTGTCCATTTTATCACGGAGTTTGTCAATCTTTGCAAAGAGTACAGTGTCAATCTCTTCCTGTTTAGTAATTCGTTCTTCATGTACAGCAAGCATTCTGCTAACTGTAGTATTTACCTCAGATAATTTTTCAATTGCAGCATCAATCCTGAGGACAATTGGTTTCAAGTCCTCAATCTTCTGTTCTAAAACTGCCAACTTAACTTGATTTTCTTCCATCAGTAGGACTCCAAGTCTTTCTCAGTCCCTTCTGGTAAATATATCTCTTTTTCTTTCTCACTGGGGGGTCATCACCTGCTGCGGCACTACCAGCAATCTTACCACCACTAATATTATTGGTTGGCATACCTCCGCCAACACCCATTTCTTCTCTAAGAGACCTTACAATACCAATGATTTTATCAATTTGCATTTGTAATCCTTTGAAGTTCCCTTAAACAATTATCATCAATAGGCAAATCATGAATATATGTCCTTGGTGACTCAGACAATCTATTCAAGAATACAATAAATGTTTTAACAATATCCCAATAATCTTTTTCAATCTTATAAAACAACATTGGTGTAGTTGCTTCACCAAACAAGTTATAAAGAATGATGAAATGATTTATTAACAAATGAGATCTTAAATCCCCATTGTTACGATACCTTTTAAGTAATCTCTTGATGTACTTAAAGTGGTTGAGGTCTTTATCAAAATCCTCTCTTGTAACAGCATGGGGATTTTCATAATGTTTAATCGCAAAGATGAGAAAATTTTTCTCATTCAACTCAGTAAATCTCATTTATCATGCAGGAGGATAAGGAGCAGTGTTGCCAGTTGTGATGCCAGACATTGCTACAAGGGTCTCAGTCTTAACTCTGTCATTGCCACTTGCATCTTGATAGGTGGTAATACCAACCCAACCAACAGATGTCAGATGATATGAAGTATTAGCAGCATTGTCTTGGTTAGCAGCAGAAGTACCAACTACCTGGGTCTCTCTACCCATCAGAACCTCAGTGCCATATACCTCAGCAATATCACCAGGTGCAGCTGCTCTGGTAATATCAACCACAGCACCAGCAGGTGTTTCATGAGTCAAGGCAGATCCAAGGGTGAGTTGTCTCTGACCAATGAAGTTTTCATTGATTGCATTAATAGTGCCAGAATATGTACCAACACCAATGCTATCACCCACTGTAATGAGTCTTACAGAATCAATATCAGGGTCATCACCATATGCTCTTTCAGTTACCAACAACAATGTAGTTCCAATACCAGCAGTTGCTGCATTATTAGGTGTGTGATATCTAAGAGTTGTTGTTACTGCAGCTTTGGTGAGAACAACTGTTGACAAACCAACAACTGAATGAACTGTGCCAGCTTGTGCTCTGTGTGGTGTACCAAACAGAATGGTGTCACCAGCAGTTACATTGTTACCTGAGGCATTACCTGTAATAGTAATAGTTGTGCCACCAATAGCAGTTCTTGTTGCTACTCTTGAATTAATTTTAGGGTCTAATCCAGTGACTACGTGTCCAGTAGATTGATTATGAGCACTATCCTTTACAGCATACTTAGGTGACTCACTAACTTGGAATTGAACATCAGTGATTTCACCACCACTCAAACCAGCAGTAGAGTCAATTCTCAATGAAATAGTGCTGGCAATTGAGGTGATAACAGCATCACCAAAGAAACCAGTAGCACCACCAAATGCTGAACCAAATCTAATTACATCACCAACTGCGGCAGCACCTGTCTGTCCAAAGGTAGTTCCAGTACCAGTAACAGTTTTGTTACCATAGTTAAGGGAGACTGTACCCCCTGAACTCTTATTGTCATTATTTCCCCAAAGTGCCATGTCTTTGTTCCGTAAGAATTCTTTGCTATAAGATATTTATAAAAATATTAACCCTCTTCATCTCTGGCAAGGATCGCTTTTGACACAACTTCAAGCAGTTGATCATCCATATCAGTCTTGGTCAACTTAACTGCTTTAGTAAGAATAATAAGACAAATCTCAACCATTTTCTCACCCAGTTCCTCATTTTCTGGAATTTTGGCGACAGCATCTTTAATGATTTTTGAAGCTAATGGTAGCAGGAATGCAAGCATGGTTATCGTGCAACTGCACTATATAGCCATTACTTTCTAATTTGTGTCTCTAACATGAAGTCTTTAAATTTCTTCTTGCTAGATTCATCCATCTTATTTACAAATTCTTTTGATGCAGCAACCTGTGCATCAATTGATGGACCATCACCTTGATTGTTTGAAAGAGATACTTTTAGTACAGGATAGATTGAAGAGAATGTATTGTATCTGTTTTGACCAGATTCAGCATCAGTCTGAAAGGCTTGTGATAAAAGATCATCATCACCCTTAAACAGTTTTTTATCAAAACCAGCATTTGGTCCTGCATCATCTGCTGCCTGGGTGTACCCACCATTACCTATATTCATCAGTCTTTATTTGAGACATATCTTCCTAACTTTTTATCATATCTTTTTACTTCACCAGGTCTCAACTTATCCTTTGCAGCCTTTGCTTTATCCATAAACTTACCAAACTTCATTCTTTGGTCTTGCTTTTTAAAGCGTTTATCATCATCAGCAAGTTTCTTCTGATACTTAGGATCTGTTTTGAAGTAAGCAGTCTCATCCACTGTCTTCTTCTCAGGCAGTCTCTTGTGTTTGGTAGAAGCAAAGTCCTTAGCGTCTTTCTTCTTGATTGATGCTGCTGCTTTTGCAACCTCAGGTGATGGGTTGGTCATTTCACCTTTCTTGGTGGCATAGACCATACCCATGAACCTTTGTTGAGCCTTAGATACAGCAGGCATTACATCAATGCTCCCTTACCATACTGCTTGATGATGTCATCTCTGACTCTATCTACTGCTCTTTTTTTAGCATTAGGGTCAGACTTCTTCTTACCAGAAAGATTTGGTTTAGGAGATGGTCTGTCATATCTGGTGTTACCATCAACACCACCTCTCATCATTCTTTTGTCTTTCAGAGAATCTTCTGTCTCTTCCTTCATCTTTGCCAGTCTTTTTGCTCTTGCTTTGGCAAGCAATCTGTCTCTTGCCTCATCAGCATCCTTCTTAGGGACTCTATAACCATCACGATCAGTCTTCAATTTCTCATCAGGTTTGTCATAACCTTCACCAACTACCTTAGTAGGTTCTTGTTTTGCCTTCTGAACCTGCTTTTTTCTGTCTTTGGCAATCATAATATCAATCTGTGCTCTCTTTTTTTGGAGCATCAGTTCTCTATTACCCATGCCTTCTTCAATTCTACCAGGGATTCTACCCTGTTTGATGTCCAACTCTCTGCTCTTCTCAATCATGTCTTCTTTCATATGATCAGCAGCCTTGTAGTTCTTGTCACCTGCTTTGAGCTTCTGATAGGCAGGGGTATTACCCTTTTTATCAGCATTGGTTACTACCATACGCTTATCTTTGGGTTCTTCTTTCTTTTTTGAACCACCATAAGTTGCTTCATCAATCTCTGACATCTCCATGATGGTGCCACCAAGTTCTTCAATGGCTTCCTTCATCCCAATGGTAGGATTGATTACAATCTTATTCTTTACTTTTTTCTCTTTAATTGTCTTCTCATTCTCTTCACCAGCTACAACTTCTGACAGTTCTGTTCTCCAATCAGACTTTGCAATTCTATACTTATTTTCAGAGAGACCAAGTGACTTCTTGACCGAAGACCTTTCAGTAGCACTGATTCCAGACTGACTTCCCATGAAGTCATTGAATGCCTTCATCAGGTTACCCTCTTTTCTGGCTTTATATCTAATGGCTTTGGTCATAGACCTGACCCTGCCCTTCACAGCCTCAGGAGAATTATCCATAAGTCTAGCTTTACTTGTTTTTCTTATGTTTATTTATGAAATTCTTGATATCTTGAGTGCCAGTCATCCTAGAAACATACTTTCTATTGGCATCTGTACCCACTTCTCTTTGATTAGCAGGGACTCCTGATGGTCCAGGATAGTTAATAATTGCCTCTGTGACATCTCTCAACCAGGACTTGAACATGATGTTGTCCTCTGTCACAGCAATCACATAGTTGGTTCCTCTTCTGATAATTCTACCAACCAAACCATGATTAAGGTTCTCAATCAAGGTATCTTTCCTAAAAATATTGTTACTTACATAGTTTTCCCTGAGATTCTTCCAGTCAAACTTGGGTGCAATCTCCCACAGACTCCAACCTTCCTTGACTTGCATCTTCTTGCGAAGAGTTGCCATCATCATTTTGGCAGTTTTATCATCAATTATATCAGGAACACCTGTTCTATATGTCTTAAAATCATTATCTGCTGCTGCTTTTCTCATCTTGGATGCTGACATCCCTTCAACCCCCTCAGAGTCTGGGTCTCTATCTCCAGCTGATACAACCTCAACACCAAGATAATCATAGATCTTGCCATTGTAGTCTCCTGAGAGTTTTGCAAACTCTTTGACTCTATCAGCACCAACCACAATCTTAACATTTGAGTATCCATCATCATACCCCTGCTTTAATACATCAAAGATAGTCTTTGAGTTTGGATCATTGATGATATTATCTGCATGATCAGGCATAATCTGCTTCATAATATCAACTTTTTCATCAGGATCAAGTGGATTCTTCTTCTTATCCTGTGTTCTGGATGGATATATCTTTAAACTCCCCTTTCCTGCTGCCTTCTTTGCAGCATCAAGTAACTTTGCATGACCAACAGTAGGTGGATTGAACCTACCAAATACTACTGTGAGATCTCCAAGGTCTTCTTTAGGAGTACCATCTGCTCTTGTAGGCATAGGCATTCTCCTTGCAGAGCCATCTGCAAATGTTCCAAATTCTCCCTGCTGCACAGGTTGCTGTCCTTGCTGCACTTGCTGTTGTGCAGGTTGTTCTTGCTTGGGAGTGTCATTTTTTGCCTCAGGTTCAGGTTCTTCTTGCTTCTCCTTCTTGGAGAGCATTTCAAGTTTACCTTTTTTAGTTACAGCTACTCTATTTCCATCCTTATCAAACCAATTACCATGACCATCACCAGTCAGATTCTGGCGTCTTGCCATCTCTGCTGCTGCTGATACTTTTGCTTCTGACAGGAAATGAAAGAATGATTTCATTAGGTATAACTTTTCCTCACATTATATTTATGAGTCTGCCAGACTGAATACATCAGAATCACTTGTTGCAGCAACACCAGTCTCTTCTTGAAACTTTTTCAGGTCACTCTTAGATGGTTCACAAAACCTCTTCAATGCCATTTGATGATACTCCTCAGACAAGTCAAACCCAATATAGTCATGTCCCAGCAGGGTGGCAGCAAGACCAGTGGTGCCTGACCCACTATAAGGGTCAAAGACCAGACCAGGTGCCTGTAAGACTGCTTGAATGCACCTAGCAGGCAGATAGATGGGGTATGGAGCAGGGTGAGGGTTCTTCATGTCAGGTCCAAACTGCCAGACACTGTTCCAGTTGGCTGACCTTCTAGGCAGTCTAGGGTGCTTCCTTCCCTTACACAACCAGTAAATTCTCTCATCAGTCTGGATGAATCTGTATCCAGATATCTCTACACCACTTCCTCTACTCCAAACAATTTCTTCTCTGATGTTCCACTTTGTCTTGGCCAACCACTCCCAAGGGGCACTGGCATCACCATCATTATACCTAATCTTGTGGTTATAGAACAGTGAACCACCCTCCTTTGTCTTATCATAGATGATATCCAGCAGTTCAATCTGCTGTTCCTGATATTCATCCTCTGGTAAGGTATCATCAAAATCTTGATACTCAATCTTCTTGAATACACCACCACCTACACCTCTCTTATTATAGGGAGGAGAAGTGACTGTGCAGTCAATTGAGTTATCTTCAAGGTCAAGTGCCATGTTCAGGCAGTTACCAGTTCTGAGATCAATCATAGAAGTAATAATTTGGTTGTATTATAACAGGTTTACTGAATTTTGACAAATGGTCCAGACAGATCTGCCTGTGAGAGATTTAGTTTTGCTGCTCTGTAATAGGATGTAGCAAGAAACTCTGGAAGATCTTTTGATTTTTTAGCATTTATGAATGCTTTAATGATCCTCAGTTGTCTTAACTTCTGTCTTAATTTTGCTGAGAAGTCACTCTTAGAACATTTATAAAGTGCTCTTACATCAGCATGTGACATGTTATCTAATTCAATTGCTTTATCAATAAAACCTACTGCATCTACTGCATTACCCATAACAGTCATACCACCAAAATCTTTTGGTATGGTTTTATCACTCATCACATCCTTGAGGTAGTCCTGCCAGTATTTTTTGTGAGTAGTTAAATCATTAGAAAGATTACTATCATAATCTTCTTTACTAAATTCACTTACCAACTCTTTCATAAGGGGAACAGGAATAGATCCAGCTTGTGCTTCTGCCTTCACATACTTTCCTGTATTGTTCTGAACCATATCTTTTAGTTCAGTCTTCTGATTAGCACCAGACATTCTGGTCTCCCAGAAGTATTTGGTGGTATATTTACCAGCAGTAAAGGTAACACCCGTAGTAAGAGAGTTGGTATTGAAATCTAATTCTCCTCCTCTGTTTGTAATTTCAAAAACTGTCTTTACAATTTTATCTAAACTACCAGTAACATTAGTAAGTCCATCAGGTCCAGTATCTACATTTGCTTCCTTCAAAGTTGCTCTTGGAGCAGCAGCAGTTACCTTTTTAAGAGATATGGGAATCAATAATTTTTGTCTCAATGCTTGACTCATATAAGCATTTACTGTTCCAACAAACACATCAGGTGTATAACTACCATCATTAAATGTTTTAGCAAGATTATCCACACCTGCTTTTATCTGTCTTTCAGCAGATGTCTTCATAATATACACATCAGCAGTATTCCAACTATCTTTCTTACTACCAAAGTTTCTTTTCTGGACAGTAGTAAACTTATCCCAGATATAATTTATAATATCTGTTTGTTTACCTGATGGTATCTCAGGTGCTGCTCCATCATACCATCCATACTTCCAAGAGGTATCTTTTGTACCCTCTCTGTGATTGATATATGCATTTAATGCTCTTGCCTGTTTGAGAAAGGTATTATACCACTTACCATCCATCTTTGGATAGATCTTTTTAAGACCATTACGCAAAGAATCATCTGCCATTGGTTCAAGACTTACACCTTTATCAATGGCAGAATAGAATGTGTAGATGGAACCACTTTCCTGTAATGCTGTGGCACCCATTTACTTTCCTCAGAGTGATGCAATAATTTTAAGGATTTCAGTCTCAGAGAACTTACCAGAGAGTTCCAACTCTTCCTTCATCTTGCTATGCTTCTTATCTTTAAGAGCCTTCTTCATTGACTCTTCCTTGTTACCATCACCATCAAAGTCAAGATAGTCAGGCTTAGAACCTTTCTTCTCAGAAACAAACTCTTCCTTCTTCATACTTGCCTTACGATATGCAAGATAGTCTCTATCTTTCTTACCCATCTTAGCTTGACCCTGAGGTTTCTTGGAACCACCAGCAGGATTAGGACCAGTGTTCTTTGCTTTGTAGGAGTAGTTAGCACCACTACCCTTAGAGTCACCAGAGATCATCTTACCAGCATCAGATCTACTATCCTGATACTCTTTCTCAGACTGACCATGCTTGCCCTTGTACATCTCATCATACTGTGCTGCTTCATTAGCAGGTACACAGTTAGGGACTTGCTTACCACCTTTCTTCTTCATACCAACCTGCTTGTAACCAACCCAGCAGGGATCACTTTTCTTCTCATTGAAGAGTCCAAGAAGACCCTTCTTGATTGTCTCTTTGTCCTCAGCAACCACTGTGCTGTGAACTCTTGCTACTCTCTTATCTTGGTTATGTCTAGCAGACCAGGTTTCTTCCAGTCTCTTGCTTCTTCTATACTTAGCAAACTCTTCTAATTGACCTTCATTGCTTTTCAGTTTGATTCTGCTGAAAGTCTCACCAAAGGCAGCATAAATTCTTTCTAACTTCTCTTCTCTACCAACAATGTTGGACTCAGGGATCATATTGTAGATGATGTCCTCAGCTTCCTTAACAGTTGATGTCTTGAATACTTCTTCAAGAATCTCTTCTGCCAATTCACGAAGGTCATTGTCTTGGAGACTAGCAGTGTTCATTTCACTGATAGGGTCTCTCTGAGAATCAAGTTCTTCCTTTGCTTCTTTGCTATGGACAGCAGTATATGCTTCCATAAAATTACGCATTGATGAGGACATCTCTTTACGAATACTCTATTTCTTTATGTATTTATATTCTTCTATGCTCCTACATCATAAGGAACATCTTTTTTCTTCTCTTCATCTGGTTTCTTGTTAAAACCAAATGGTCCAACTTCTCCCTTGTCATAGGCACGTCTCTTCTGTGCCATACTACAAACAGTTTCCATCACTCTGATTGTGTCATCAACTGTGCAGTTCTCTGGCATACTACGATGCACAATGTCAAACAAAGGAAAGAATTCCTTTGCAGCATCATTGACTTCCTCAGGTGTCAGTGGATCATACTCCTTCATCATTAACCTCCTTTTTAAGTTCTTCTTCAATCTGTTCATCAATGTCTGTGATGATACTACGAATATCTACAATTCGTGGGGGAGTGCATTTTGGGTCATGTGTATAGATTGCCTGCTCTTGGAACAGAACATGTCTTACTGCAGCAGCAGATCTTACATCCATTTCAACTTTAATCACAAGTCACCCTCCTTACGATTTTCAGAATAATACTCATTGAATGTTCCATCTGGATATCTAGCAGAGAGTTTCTCAATGTTCATATCAAGAATCTCATTAAAGTTTGTATCCAGTGCCATGAATGCCTGAGCAAGATACCAACAGATATCACCCAGTTCACGCTTCATGTGAAAGACATTATCATCATTATAGGGTTTGCCCTGGAAGACAATCTTCTTCACAACCTCAGTGAACTCACCTGCCTCAGCAGTGAGACCAAGAGCAGCAGTCATCAACTGAGAAGTATTAGTTCCATTTGCTTCAAGTTCAGCAAAGCGTGTTGCCATGATGGCATAGTCCAGACTAGGAGCACTAGTGGTTTGCTTTACAAAATCAATGTAGTTATTCAAAACTTAAATCCCTCAAATGTCTTTTTAGGTTTTTCATCATAATCATACTCTTCATCCTTACCATTGTCAAGGATGTCTTCCTGAGCAGACTGCTCACAATCATACAGTCTCATCTTTGACCTGTCAACTCCAATACAGAATCTCTTAAACATGTTGATATCATTGTATCTGTTCTTCAATTGCTTCACCATAATTTGTCCCAAACCCTCCAACTCCTCAGTGCTAATAAGGGCAAACATAAGATCAGCAGTAGCAGGAAGACCAAAGGATTCAGAAGTATCAGTAAGTTCAACATCAGAGCTACCATAACCAGAACGAGTGGTTTGAGTAGCAGAGACGATTGGAACGTTTGCCTCACATGCCAACCCTCTAAGTTCCTCAGCAATTGCCTTAACAGTAGTATATGAATTGACATTACTGCCTGCGCGATACCTGCTGGAAGCACATATATTAAGGTAATCAATGAAAATAATATCAGGCTTAAATGACTTTTTAAGTGCAAGTTCATTAAGAAGTGACCTGAAATGTCCAGCATGTGCAGAAGCAGTTGGGTACTCCTTAATAATTAGGGTGCCTTGTGTCTTTTGAGCAATGTTATTGACTTTGGTTTCAAACATTTGCTTTGGTAAGTCAGCAATCTCTGAAATATTAATGTTCAAAAGATTAGCATCAATTCTCTCTGCAATTCTTTCCTCAGCCATTTCAAGCGTGATGTATAGTACGTTCTTGCCTTGGAGTAACACACTGCTTGCGACATGACACATAAACAAAGACTTACCAACACCAGTGCCAGCAAGAGCAATATTGAGTGTTTTATTTGGAAGGCCACCTTTTGTAATCTTGTTAAGGAATTCAAGGTCAAACTCAATCCTTTCTTCCTTCTTGTTGTATAAGTCAAACCTTTCCGCATAATCTTGAAGATAGTCGTGTCCTACATGATTATCAAAACTGACAGCAAGAGCATCAGATAGAATAGAAGGTATGGCATCAGGTTGCTTTTTATCATCCTGTCCATCTGCAATAGAAATTGACTCCATGAGAGCCATGTAGATTGCTCTTTCTCTACACCACTTTTCTGTGGTGTCTTCAAGCCACTCTCTGTCTGCTGGTTCATCATCAAGATAACTGATTAGTTTTGAGATTTCCTGGTAAGAAGTATCATTGATATCTCGCCTCTTCTCTACCTCAATACTCAGAACCTCCTTAGAAGGAACTTCATTGTACTCAGAAACATAAGAGACTATCTCCTCAAAGACAATCTTCTGATTGTAGTCTTGGAAATAATCTGCTTTGAGAAAGGGGATGACTTTTCTTAAATACTCTTCATTATGTAAGAGGTTCCTGAGAACCAAAAATTCAATCTTGTCCATCTGACCACTCACAATATGTTGACATGATATACTTCTTTCCTTCTATCACAGGTTCCCCACTATGAGGAAACATCCAATAAGGAGGAAATACAAGCACAGAACCCTTCTTAGGTTGAAGAGAACAATCAGGAAAAAATGATGTTTTACCTCCTGTAAAATCATCATTAAGATACCAAATCATAGCAAGGTATCTTCTTGATGTAAGTAATGAGCTTACATCTGCATGAAAATCATACCTATCATCTGTGCCTCCAACATAACATTTAATGTTTGCTTCTTCAAACTTGAAAAAGTTTTGGTCTGATACAAAATACTTACCATATTCACCAAGATATTCTTGATATGCTCTCAGAATGTGCCAATTCTGTTCTTCAATTTTATTCTGTATCAGTTCCTTTTCATCATGAATAAGTTCTGAAATGAAAAGATTAGTCCAGTTTGGATAACCATTCCTATCCAATCTAGACTTCTGTTCACTCTCATCAAAAATTCTGATCAGATCATCACAAATTTCATCAGGGATAGCATTTTCAATTTTAAGACAAAAATCTAATACATTCATGTACCATAAGAGAATTCTTGGTTTGCAATTTCATCTAATTTTTCCATTACTTCTGGAGTGAAGTATGACTCTGGGTCTTTATAGATTGCCTTGGCATAAACTTTCTTGCCATCTATCTCATAACGACCTGCCACATTTTTCCAGAGACCACCAATCTCTCCCAACTCAAGAAGACCATAATATCGATCAAGACCACGCTCATCATAATACAGACGTACTTCAACTGTCTTATTCTCCTTACTCAAACGCGACTTAGCAGTCTTAGCTTTGATAATGTTTCCAACAATTTCCGTTCCATCCTTTTCCTTCTTTTTGCTGAGATAAATGATTGAACTTGCTGCATACTTGAGGCCACTGCCTCCCCCCATTTCTTTTGTAGGTACATAGGACCCAATAACATCGTAGGTGTGGTTGGTAACAATCATTGGGATTTTTGCCTGTCCCAATTTCAGGGTGAGCATTCTGAATGCTCCCTTCACAAGTTGAGATTTTGTCATGTCTCTAACTTGCTTGTCATCTAATGCATCTCTAATCTCTTTCTCTGTGGACAACATACCAAGAGAATCAAGAACAAAGATGCAAGGTTTCCTTTCATCCTCTGCTTTTTTGAGGTAGATATCAACTGCCCTCAATGCCTTACTTCTAAACTCTTCAATAGTGACCACATTAACAATCACAGTTCTAGAAGTATCCACACCCCTAGATTCTAGAAGGGACTTATTAACTGCTGCTTCTGTATCAAAGTATAAGCAGTACCCATCAGGATTGCTATCAAGAAAATTTTGAACAACAGCCAGAGAAAAGAAGGTTTTGCCAGTGCTAGACTCACCAGCAATGGCAGTAATCTTATTCCCAGATACACCGCCAAATACAGACCCTGAAACAAGTCCATTAAAAATGTACGAACCTGTGTCCACATACTCTTCAGTTTCATCAATATCTGAGGCAAGTTTTGTGTACTCATCTCCAATCTCTTTTACAATGTCAGTTAAAAAATCCATTAAATTACAAATCCAAATTCTTCACGTGCAATCTTCTTGTAAGGACCACCAGGATTAGCATCCCTGATCTCTTTGATCTTGAACATTTTCTGATACAAAGCAGCATCCCCACCAAGACGTAGGGCACTAACAATTGTAGCAAGTTCTTTGTCGTTAATAGGAAGGTCCATTTATCCAAAAAATAGTTCTAGGTTTACAACTTTCTCAACATTCCAACCAATGGCATCAAGAATCACTTTGACAGGCTCCAAGAAGGCTTTGTCAAATTGTAGGTCATAGTCAATGTACTTGTCAACGCCAAGTTCCACTGGGAAATCTGAGATAAAAGAGATGACGTTCTCTCTAATTGGATTTGCTTTTTTCAGGTAGAGAAACTTGATCTTCTCCCCATTGTTGATGAGTGAATATTTAGTATCAAGATTCTTCTCCTTTACATAATAGTTGTAAAGGAGAGCACCCCTCACATGGATAGGTGTTCCCTTACCATAGATTGTAGCATGACTCTTGTGCTTATTCACATCACTCACAGTTCTTGGGAAGGCAATGTCCTCTGGGGGCATCTGCTTAAACTTTGCCCTAGCATCATCAATGAAGTCAATCACTTCCTCCTCTGTTCCACCCATCATCAGGTTGAGAGCATCCTTAATCATCTTTCTACAAGGCGCAGGGGTGGATGACTTAACAGCCTCAATACCCATGATTTTCAGTTTAGGATCTTCATACCTTACACCCTCACTGTCCCAAACATTAAGGATGTATCTTTTCTTTGCTGTCCAGATGCCCCTGTCTGCGATGTTCTCTCTCTTCATCTGCATCTTTTGGGCGTATGCATTTACATATGTCGACAAGTCTTGGTAACTTTTCTCAATGAACGGTTCCAACTTGTCCTGGCAGATCTTATCAAGTATGGTAACAAGTTTAGCCTTGTCACCATTGACATTACTAAAAAATTTATCAACAAGAGGTCCGAAATTAATATAGATTGAGTCAGTGTCAGATGCGATAACATAATCTACATCTTTTGTTTGCAACAGATTATTTAGGTATCCATTCATGCGGTTTTCAATCCACCTGATAGATGTCTGTCCAGACAAGGTGATTGCCTCAGCATTTGCTAGTTTGTAATACCTGAAATACTGATTACCAATAGCACCATAGGCAGAGTTGAGAGAGATCTTCTTTGCCATCTGGATGTTATTACACCTAGCAATCTCCTTCTCTAATGTCTTACTAGGGTTCTTTTCATACTCCTGCTTTGCTACAAGCATTCTCTTCTTGAAGACAACCCTCTCTGCGTACATCTTCTCCATCAGTTCAGGGAGGAATCCCTTCACATCCTTCCTATACATTGCACCATTGGCACAAACTGCATAGTCCTTATACAACTCAAAACTTATTTCCTCCTTAAGTATTCTATCAACTGTAGCTGAGGGATGCTTTTGTTCAACCAGTGTTTCTGGCGAGATATTGTACTGCATAATAAGATGAGGATAGAGACTGTTAAGGTCAAAACTAACAACCCAATCGTACTTTCCTGGTTTTGGTTCTTTGACATATGCACCAGCAAACTTGTCTGATTTGTCTGATCTGTCCTTAGGAGGGATAACAATATTCCTCCTCTTTAAATAGTTATAAATTATCGTATCCCACATACGAACCTGATACATCACATCAACATAGTTGACCTTTGCTGTGTATGCCATGGTCATAGCAAGTTCAATCAGTTTCATCTTGTCTTCCAAGCGGTCAACAAGTTCCACGTCAATGATGTTGTAATCTACAAACTTCTTCCAGTTGCCCTTATAAAAATCTTTGAAGGTATCAAACTCACTATGATCAAGTTTCTTCTGACCCAACTCTACCTGGGCTATGTAGTCCAGTCTGTAAGACTCCTGAGCTTTGTAAGTGAACTTCTTATAAAGTTCAAGATAGTCCAGTGTCGTAAGTCCAGCAATATCATAAACATTGAATTTTCTGCCAGAAATGTAAGCTTCATCCTTAGAAACTAGTCCCCAAGGTGACAGAAGTTTCATCTTCTTCTCACCCATAATCCTACTGATTCTTCCACACAGGTATGGGATATCATACAACCTCACATTCCACCCTGTAATGACATCAGGGGTGTTGTTTGACCACCAGTATAGGAATGCATTAAGCATTGCTACTTCATCTTGATGGTGGTGATAGGTTACATTCTTCTGTGAGGGAGTATATGGTTTTCTACCCCATGTAATAATCTTCTTTGTAGCATTGTCCTGAATAGAGATAGTCAGCATCTCCTCAGAGCAAGATTCAGGATCAGGGAATCCTTCTTCTGCCTGAACCTCAATGTCCATTGTTACCAGAGAGATCTTTGAGATATCAAACTTAATCTCTTCCTCTGGATACTTATCTGAAATATATTGATATACATACCTTTCATTACCATAGATGGGAAAACCATCCACACCATCATACTTCTTATAAAACTCTCTACAATCCCTAATGGTGCCTGGTTGAATAGGTTCTACATTCTCACCATCAAGTGTCTTCCACTTAGATTCTTTCTTTGACTTTACATACAGAGTTGGTTGGAATTCTTCCTTATAAATCTTCTTCTCACCATTCTCATAACCACGAACCAGAAAGTTGTTGCCAACCATCTGGATATTTGTGTAGAAATTCATTCCTTCACCAAGTCTTCGTACCTCTCTCTTAGTTTACTATTAGGTTCAGCAATAGTCAAGATCTTGTCTGAGTGGATCATGAAGGTGTTCTGCCTGGTCACATTGACCAACCAGGGAGACATGGTGTCCTGCTCTCCTAGGACCATGGGTTCAGTCAGTTTGCAGTCAGGGGCACCCAGTTCACCTGATACCTCCTCAATCTGTGTAATCAACATAAACTTTTCAAGAACCAATACTTTAAGATTTTCCATAATAACTCCTAAAAAAAATAGGGGACTTCTGGATTTTGCCAGAGTCCCCACATTGCAGCGACGATATTCAGTTATATTTATCCCTCCTGTACTGGTGGGTTTACCCAATGATTAATATAGGCAATTGATACAACAGGAACTAGAATGATTGCCCATGCATATACAAATGCAATTGCAGATGATTTAAGATCTTCAATCATGATTTGGGGGTTAAAGACCATGCCCCAAATGCTGCACCTGCACAGGTGCCAAGAATTGCTGCTAGTGCGAGAATTTCCATGTTATGGTGTAGTGAATGAGTAGGTATTTATACTGGGAGTTACATGCAGTCTATGTAAATATACCTTGAAAGAACCCACCCATAAAAAGAGTGATGATGGTTCCTATGGCAAAGGTAGTTGATGTAAGATTCATGAACTTCTAGATATGTACAAAAATATTTAGAAAAAGTGTATCATAGTGATACACTTTTAGTATCATCCACTGCAAAAATCAGTCAGCACTCCCTAACCAATTCTTTCTCTTGTGGTGTTTTGGTACAATCTTACCCAGTTGGACTGTCAGAAGCCCATCCTCAAAAGTAACTGATCTAACTTCCGTGTCGTCTGAGATTGTCCAACTACGATTAAAGTTGCGTTGAGCCAGACCCTGGTGCAGGAAGTTAGTTTCATCTTCTTTCTTCTTATCTTCCTTCGTGCCCTCAATAAAGAGCTTACCATATTCTGTGTAGACATTAACTTCATCCTTCTTAAAACCAGCAAGTGCTACTTCAAGTCTGGATTCAGTATTACTCAGTTGAACAAGATTGTATGGAGGATAGTTTGACTCTGCTTGTGCTTTAAACAGTCTGTCAAAATATTCATCCATCCCAATACTATTACGATTGATCCTGTCCATTAACTGGTCCAGGTTCGCAGCGTTGTACTTCATGAGGTTACCCATTGAAAAACTCCTTTTCTAGCAAGTTTAGTTGTGTGGACCCCTAAGGCATCCAATACTAATTATAACACTTGCTAGAAAAAATGGGGTGAGGATATTACGCCTCTTCTGTTTGCTTACCTTTCTTTCCAATATTATACTTCTGCTCAAGAGACCACTCATGCTTGTCCCTATAAGGAAGGACCTTAATTTGATTGAGTGGAGCAATATCCATGATTGAATCTTCCTTGACTACTGATATGAGACCCCAATCAGCAAGCAAGCGAGTAATACGATTCCTACGCTGAACATCGTTAACAGTAATGTTAGCGTACTTCCCATCAAGAGCAAAGAGCTCCTTAAAATGCACTATGTAATATTTACCCTGCTTATGCAGGATATGACATGATTGGTAAAGTTTCTTTTCTTTTCTAGAAGCTACACCAATTCTTGTGAGTGTTTCTCTTACTTTGAGGAAGTCATCAGGTTCATTAAGAACAATCTCAATCATCTTATCTTGTGACCAATGAACCTGAGGTTCTTGTGTTTGAGTCATCTTTTACCACCAGTGTCAAGTTTTTGTTTAATGTAGTCCAATTGTTCTTTTGATAAGATTTTCAGTGCTTGAGATGCTTTCTCATTATTATAACCATAATAAGATTTTACAAACTCTAGATCTGAGACCTTTTCTTTGCGGACCCAAGGAGAGAATCTCTTCCTCTTTCTCAATATATTTAGATAAAAATTATATTGCATATCTTTATCTAAAAAATGATACTTATTCATTTCATTGGCAAACAACACACAATCCAAGTGACCTGAAAGACACTTGTTGATAATGAATGGTGGGTACTCTTTAACGATATGGGAGCTTTCTTTAATAAGGTTTTCCTTATTAAAGTTTATAGAGTTAAGCCAATCCTTGAGTTCCATAATTAAAAAGTAGTAGTTCTTTTCTTTCTTTCTGTTCACGCATGTAAGTGCCAACTGATCTCAATGTATATGTGTGATCAAACTCAGCAGTTTTCCACCCCTCATTGAACCTATACTTTACAAGGGCATCAGAGTTGTATGATATAAGCATATTCATGCTGCAATCAGAACAGTCACGTGCAAATTTGTCATGATCAAATCCTTTATGCATTCTACCCTTCTTACCATAAAGACTGTCTTTGATGTCATATGGTGGATCAAGATAGATGAATGCTTTCCTTTCAGATGACTCATCTAGAAGTTCATCATAGGATAGATTTGTAATCTGCCATCCAGCAATAATCTTTTGGAACTCTGGCAGTCTTTCAATACCTCTGATAGAGAAGTTGTTCTCTGATGCCATCTTAGAGAAAGATGATGACTCTGTGAGACCAGAGAAGGAACACTTGTTTACAATATAGAAGGCACATGCCTTGGCAAAGTCACCCACACTATCATCACTTAGATGACCCTTGGATGAATTGAAAAGCAATTTACACTTATCTGGTGTGTTATGAAATCTTTTAAGTGAACCTAAGAACTCTGCCATCTCAGAACCCCTCTCCTGCAATTGCTGCCAGAAAGTTACGAGTGGGGTGTACAGATCATTAACCCAGACATCAATGGATGGATACATTTTGGAAACCTGGATTGCCACTGAGGCACCACCAAGAAAAGGTTCACGGTACTCACGGTAAGATGATAGATCAGGAATGTGTGGAACAATCTTCGTAAGAGCACGTGATTTGCCACCTGGATACCTCAGAGGTGTTTTCAAAGATTTCATCATAATAATTTAGCGTTTAGTGAATGTGTAACTCAAATGTTGGTTCTGAGTAATTCCAATTTTTATTTTTATCTCGCAGTGGTACAATATGATACTTATCACGTGGACCAACTGGATGCATCCACTTTTTACCATGATGTCCTTCACCTGGACCACCATGAGTGTGTCTATGGATGTGGCAATAACCCTTTTTAGTATGGCAATGATAATGCCTATGAGAAGGATAGTTCCAATGATGATGGTGGTGGTATGACTTATGTGCTAAGGCAGGACCACCTGCAAGTAACATAGCACTTGCAAATAAGAATGGTAAATTCATTGTTCCTCAGTGTAGGTAATTGTGTACTGATACTTAACTTCACCCTTTGAATTGACAATTGTTTTGTGTTGGAGAATTCCATCACCTAACAACTTGCATACATTATCTAGCTGCATTCTGGTAAAAATTTTTCTTTCTTCATCTGTAATCTTACTCATAGACACTCCACCATAATTTCAGTGAGACAAGCAAGCATGTTTATTTCTTGGTCTGCGACAAAACTGCTTTGATACTGATACTTAGCAATGATGAGCACAGCAGCAGCAATAGCAGAACCTTCAAGGGATGAATAGCAAGCATCGTAAATACTGCGAAGAAGGACAGTAGGATCATTGTCCAGATTATCAACGACCCATTTACGTACTTTCGTAAAATCTTTTTCTTTGAGGTGTTTAAAGAGATCATCAGTCTTTACATTAGAAAAGTTTGCAAGTATACCTGAGTCAATGCTGCCACCAGAGGCATACCTTTGACATTCATTCAGCACTCTACGCCAATCAGGGAAGTGCTTGTTAATTAGTTCTGCAAGAACTCTTGGGTCATATCCAATACTTTCCTGATCCAGGATTTCTTGGAGTCTTTTGAAGAACTGTCCTGCAAGGAGTTGTCGTTCTTTTCCTTTGAGGGAGAAGTCAATGACTGAGCACCTGCTGTGAAGGGGTTGGATGATTTTGTTTTTGTAGTTGCAGGTGAAGATGAACCTGCAGTTTCCAATAAACTCCTCTGTAAACGCCCTAAGGCAGAGTTGTACATCTGGGGTGGTGTTGTCAGCCTCATCAATGATGATGACTTTGTGTTTTGCTGAAGAAGATAACGATACAGTTGAAGCGAAGTTCTTGGCATTGTTACGTACAGTGTCTAGGAATCTACCCTCATCAGAACCATTGATGACATAATAATCAGCACCCAGTTCCTCACACAATGCTTTGGCAACTGTGGTCTTACCACATCCTGGTGGTCCTGAGAGGAGGAGGTTAGGAACCTCTCCTTTATCTAGGAAATCAAGGAAAGTTTTCTTGGTATTGTCAGGAAGAATACACTCTTCAATCTTCTTGGGGCGATACTTCTCAACCCAAATAAATTCACTACGACTCATAATCAAATCCAATCAGGTTTACGGTGTGGAAGTTTAATATAATTATCACACACCCATGGTTTAGAAGCAATATAGCGCTTGTACTTTGTGTAGATGTCAATTGTTGTATCTTGCTTGAACTCATCAGGTCCAGCAAATACAAAAGGTGTTGGACCCTTGCCACTACGACCTTGTGGATCAGAAGTAGGAAGGATCTTCTTTGCTGCTAAGAGACTAGCATGGCAAGTATGAACCTTTCCATATCTAGCAGTATATTCACCACACAAGGCAAGACCATGTGCTAACAACCACTGCCAGTTGTTCACATAGGAGTTTGCCCATATGGTGCAGGGATGGTTCCTGAAAGCACCTGTGGTGGTCTTGTAGGGTTGTCCATCTGCCCTAGGGATGGTTCCAAACCCATGCCCCCACTTGTCAGAACAGACAATGGAGAGCATCTGACAGGTCTCTAAGGGCATCTTGACAATGTGCTTGTCTGGAAGAGATCTGGCAGACTCCCAAGGACTGGGAGAGGTCACAAAGATATTCATAATAATTTACTACCACCAATGATAAGTAGGAATGTAAGCATTATAACCACATCCCAGGATTTTGTCCTAATGAAATATGGAACAGAGATTAAATCTGCTATAAAATGCAGACACACACCTACTGTAACATTCACATGTAGCACAATGAAATAGGCAGTAATGACACCAATACTGCCTACTATTCTAAGGGGTATATCAACCGAAGGTTGAGTCAGGTTCAAGTGCGATGAAGTATGTGACATCAATATTCTGATTGGTGAATCTAGACAGGAGTTTGGAGGAGACCACTACATCATAGGATCCAGGAACAATCTTCAAATTCTCTTCCTTGAAATTGAATGTGAACTCAGCATCAGTCTCACCAACCACGATTGAGAAATCATTGGATGTATCATTCTTTTTATCACGTGCTACAAGTTTAATTACACCTGCTTCACCAATAGCAGATACATCAGGAAGTTGATAGATAGATGCTGCTTTTTTGAGTTTTTCAAGTTGTTGACTTGTCAGTTCAAAACAAACATCCTCAGTGGGGAGAGAGATCTCTTTCTCAGGAGGAGCAACAATGACTGTAGGGTCAGCAAAGAAATACTTGGATCGCATCTTGCCTTCCCTAATCATCACATAATCATCACTCTTAAAGTCCAGTTCAGGACTTGCATGAAGAGACAGACCATTAAGGAACTGGTTCAGGTCATAGATACCAAAGTCCTTTGGAAAGGACTCCTCAACTGTTGCCTCTGCCAGGATGTTCTTCATCACTGAAATAGAACGCAGTTTGCTACCCTCTTTGAATAGAATGGACTGATTGATGGAAGAGAAGTTTTTAAGGAGGTTTACAGTTGTTTCAGAAAGTTTCATATGGTTGCGTAGTTTCATTATCAAAATGGATAGTCAGAGACCTTGTAGTGGTCATCAAAGTGTAGTAGAAGCATAGCATAGTGAATTACTTTCAGCAAATCAACTTTACTCTTACCATCCTTGGCACCATAACGACTGCCATATTTGAGGATGTTTGACTGACAGAAAGCAGATGCTAGTCCCTTTGCTGCCATCAAATCAATAGTTTGAATATCCTTGAACCCATTAGCAGTTCCAGTGTAGTGACTGCGATAGGTGCCACCAACATAGTCAGTGATGTCTTTGATGATTACATCTTCATGATACTTCCAACGACCATTGTTATTATCAGTTGAAGGAAGATCAGGAATAGGAGTGTAATCAGGAGTGTAATCAAAGGAGATTGTATCCTGACCACTACCACCAATAATTACTGGTTCAGCACCAAGATTAATAGAGTCAGGACTTGCATAAGGATTGCCAGTCAAACTAATGCCATCCATTTCCCAAAAATCATTGTAGTCTTCTTGTGTGGCACTTGTAATTCCAAGAGATGTTCTCCCTGGATCATTACGATCATATTCATAATAATACTTTGAGTGTTCAGTCATAGTATCGTAAAGTAAACTCCAAGCGTTTGTCATTAATTATATCAAGCAGATTGGTCATTGTCAATCATTTGGAAGTCAGCATCAACCTTGTCATACAGTTCCAAGAAGGATGCTTTGGTCTCTTCATCAAAGCGATTGATGCAGACACTGATTGCTTTCTCCTTGCTATTGAAGATGCTGAAAGCATTGATGATGTGAACCAGACGACGTGTGCTGATGATATCCTCAATACCACCATCATAGAAGGTCTTGCGAATGATGTCTGCCCAATCCACAAGGTGCTTACAGAAGGCACGATCCTCAATACCCAGGTCCAGAGCAATGCCTTCAAGGATCTTCTGCTCAGTGGCAGGAGAGGGATAGGACTGCTCAAAGGTCACAGGGAACCTTTCAAGGAATGCTTCATTCAAGACATTGGTGCCAATGAAACGTCCATCATCAGAACCCTTACCCTTGGTGTTGGCAGTAGCAATGATCTGGAAACCTTTCTTAGGAGTGATGTACTGACCAGTCTTTTTCAGGAACAGACCTTTACCTTCAAGAATGGATTGGAGACAGAGGATTTTGTTTGAAGCAAGGTCAATCTCATCCAGTAGCAGGACTGCTCCTCTTTGGAGTGCTTCAATGACAGGTCCATTATGCCATACAGTTTCCCCATTAACAAGACGAAAGCCACCAATAAGATCATCTTCATCAGTTTCAATGGTGATGTTTACACGAATCAGTTCTCTTTTGAGTTGGGCACACGCTTGCTCAACACAGAACGTTTTGCCATTGCCAGAGAGACCTGTAATGAACGCAGGGTAGAAAAGATTGGACTTAATAATTTTTTTAATATCTGCGAAATTACCAAACTGGACGAAGGTATCATCTTTTACTGGGATAAGGTTCTGTTCAAAAGCAGGTTGTGCAGCAGGTGCATCAAAAGACTGTTCAAGCTGCTCCTTTACAGTTAGGTTCCACTTACCACGACCAACTTTGTAGTCATCAAGTTTTTTAGTAACAGTCTGATAGGTAGTACCATTCATTGCACACCAGGCACGAATGTCAGCAGCAACTACTTCAGATCCATACAGGTTGTTGAGAGAGGAGAGGAGGTATTCAGTGGAGAGTGCCATAGTGGTTTGTTTCAACAATCATATTATAAAGGATGGAGCAGGGTCAGACCCTGCTCAGTGGACAGTGTGTGGACTGGTTTGTCAGGCAACCAATTCCATGAACTTACCAAGAACTTTTTTATTTAGTGCCTTGGTTTTAAGATTCTTAACAAAAGCAGACTTGATTTTTGCTTTGGAAGCACCTTCCTCAACTTCAAAATCAGCATCATTGTTAAGTGCAGAAGTCATCATAGCAAAGTAAGAAGTGTAACCAGTGCCTTTGATATCATAATACTTCTGTTTCTGAATCTTTTTCATATCAGAATCAGCAATCCATTCATACCTTTTGATGAAGGATGAAAATTCTCTACCACCACAAAGACGAATACCAATGAAATTACAGTCTTTGTTCTCCTCTTTTAGATTTTCAAGAAGAACTTGTGTGAACTGATAGTATTCATGTGAGAACATATAGGTGTGACCTGTCTTCCTGTTACGGAGGTAAGAAGTGCCTGCATATACATGCTTACAACCTCTGCCACCATATGCACCCTCCCTTGCCATCATAAGGGAGTTTGCTTCACCATCAGTCAAGATAAAGCAGTTTACCTTTTGAAGTCCATGCATTTTTTTGAATGCAGGGATAATCTTGTGAAGTGCAATGATTGACTCATTCAATGGAGTTCCAGACAGACCAAACTCTGCTGGGTAGTTGTATGCACCATAACTCCTGAAATTGTTTGCAAGTCTGAAAAGAGACAGCATCTGCTTTTCCAATTCTTTTTTCTTGACACGACTAGTCAGAAAATTCATCAACTTGAAATCACCAGAGAGAATGAACTTACCCTCTTCCCAAACATGTGGTGTTCTTTCTTCATCAGCATCTCTGACATATGTGGTAGTGAAGGCATACACATCAAATGGGATGTTGCACTTATTACAGAACCAAATCAGATTGAAGAGTTGCTTGATTGTACTCACAATAGAGTCAGCCATAGAACCAGACCAATCAAGGATAAAAATCAAACCATGATTCTTACCATCAGGAAGAATAGTTACCTTCTTGAAAAGGTCTTCATTGTACTTGTAAGTATGAAGTTTGGTGCAATCAAGAACACCAGTCCTAGAAGTAGCAGCACGAGCATAAGCATCAGCAGACTTCCTACATTCAAACTCCTTCACCAGATAATTGACTTCCTTCTGTGCTGACTTTTTGAACTCAGCATACTGATGGTCTACCCACTTATAAACTTCATCTTCACTCTTTGAATAAAGATCCTCTGCCCAGTCAAACTTTTGTCTGATTTCAGAGAAGGGCACAATGATTTTATCTAGTTCAAAATCAGGAACTTCAATGTATTCATTCTCCTGCCCTGCTTCCAAGTTACCATTGAACTCTTCAACACGTTCTTCAAAGGTCTGATCAGTCTGAACTTGTGGTTCAGCATTCTCAACAATCTCTTCTTCAATCAACTCTTCATATTTGGTCTCATCAGGACCAAGGTCAGGGCGTTCTTCCTCAGAATCACCAGATGCTTCTGGTGGTGGAGTCTGCTGCTGTTGCTCCTGTTGCTCACCACCTTCTGCACCACCAGTCTGTGGTGGTTGAATCATAGGTTGTGACTCTTGCTTAGGTTTCTTACAATAAGCATACAGTGCCTTTGCTGCTGCTACTGCATCCTCAAAGGTCTCAGCATCACCAATCTGTTTGATGATATCCATCTCATCATCATAGAGAGGGATGTCAACATAATCACCAATCTTGAAGTACAGGTTGGCACGATCTGCCAGGTTCATATCATCAACATTTTCATCCTCAATACAGAAGAAGTCATCCCTTGCCAGTTCTTTGTAACCAGCATTGAATGATTTGAATAGACCAGGATACTTACGTTTCATAAGTTTCTCAATGCGTGCGTCCTCTGTCACATTGACAAACTGTTGTG